CTTCTAACATAACTATTGGAACGCTTACGGCGGTTGGGCAACAGCTTCGTTTCAACTACAGGTCTGTCGCTGAAGATTGGATTCTTGTTGCCGTCGATACCCACACCCACGTTGTCGCAGACGTAACAGGCGCAGCCGCCAGCGGCTCCATCACCACCAGCGGCCTCACCCAAGCCACCGCAAGAATTTTAGGCCGCACGACAGCGAGCAGCGGCTCCATCGAGGAGATCCAAATCGGATCGGGCTTGAGTCTGTCGGCGGGGGAGCTTTCTTCCACAGTCAGCGCGGGCATCCCTGCAACCATCGTGGACGCCAAAGGCGACCTCATTGTGGCCTCGGCGGCAGACACCGTGGCGCGGCTCCCTGTGGGCGGCACGAACGGCCATGTGCTTACAGTGGATTCGGCGGAAACTTTGGGAGTGAAGTGGGCGGCGGCGGCGGGTGGTGGTGGAGGCGGCGCAACAAACCTCTGCATACCCGCCTCGGCATGGATTCCGCGCACGACCAACGGCTGCGGCGTGGACTCCCGCGAAATCGGCAGCACCAACCGCCAGAACTTTGACGAGCTACTTTTCGACGCAGCCTCCGACGAGTTTGCCCAAGCCCTCGTTGAAATGCCGAACAACTACAACAACGGCACGATTACTGCGCGTTTCTTTTGGACATCCGCTTCGGGATCGGGAGCGGTGGTCTGGGGCATCCAAGGCCGCGCCTTTGGCGACGATGACGCACTCGACCAAGCCCACGGCACGGCGCAGACGGCGACCGACACGCTGCTGGCCGCGAACGATATGCACGTTTCGGCGGCGACCAGTGCGGTGACCATCGGCGGAACTCCAGCGGCTAACACCCCTGTGCAGTTCCAGATTTACCGCGATGCCGATGCGGCAGGCGACACGCTGGCCGTGGATGCGCGGCTGCTCGGCGTGGAGATTATATTTAACTGACGATGAGAGCGCGGCATCGGCATTTCAAATTCGGAGCAGTGGAAAAAGCCAGACTTGTTTTGGACAGTCGCTACATCCACCAGAGCGACAACACCGAACTCAGCCCTTGGTCGGATCGCAGCGGCAGCGGCAACGATGTCTCGCAGGCTACATCAGCCAACCGCCCGACATTTGAAACAGCGGAACAGGGCGGCAACGGTGTCGTGCGCTTCGACGGCTCCAACGATGTGCTGACGCGCAATGAGATCACAATTTCTTCGCCAGTGGCAGCTACTGCGTTTTTGTATTTTAAAAGAACCGCTTCTAACGACATTCGGACAATCATTGAAGTGCCAGACTATGTGCGTGTGGCCCAGATCGACGCAGGTTCTTCAAACGGGTCGGACGCTGGATTGAATTGGATTGGCTGGGCCGACAACGGAACAAGCGTTATTGATCCGTCGCAAGGCGTTGATGTCGCTGCTGGAGCCTATGCGCTTTGTGTAATTACTTACAACGGCGGAACATCAAACAACAAAGACAGCTACACGTTTTCCCGCGATGGCACTTTACAAACTATTGTCCAAGGAACGGCTGGAGGCAACGCGGCCCTTGGCCGCTTATCTAATGTCGGCATCGGCGGCAGATCAAACAACACACAACTGGCCTCGGTCGATATTGGTTTCGTCGGCATCTTCGGCATCGACATGGCATCGCCTCTTCGCAAGCGGTGCGAACACGCCAACGCTTTTGCTTTCAAACATTCCTGCAACTAACCGCCATGACCCATCTCCGCTACGAATCCCAGACCCGCACCGAAACCGACCAGAGCGTCATCGACAACCTTGTCCGCAAGGGATGGGAGATTTTCACGCCAGAGCCAGTGGTGGAGGTGCCGCCGCTTTTGACCGCCGAACAGGCCGTTGCTCAATACTTCTCGCCCTACCAGACGCTCGCCCTGCAACGCTTGGAGATGGCCCTCATGCAAGCAGGCAAGCCCCTCGGCCCGCAGATGACCGCCTGCAAGCAATGGCTGGAATCCGTGATGCTTGGCTGGGCGCTCGATCCTACGCCGAAGGAGAGCTTTGGAAGCCCTGCGGCTACGTTTGAGCAGGCCAGCGCGGAAGCTGTCACCGACCTCGCCGAGTAGGCTTTGACACCCCTGCGGGGGCATGAACTACCTGTTCGACCGACTCAAAGAAGATTCGACCTGGCGCGGCATCATCATGCTGCTTACCGCCGCTGGCGTTCACCTCGATCCGTCACAATCCAACGCAATCATTGCGCTCGGCTTGTCGCTCGTCGGGTTGGTCAACGTGTTTCGCAAACAGAAGTGATGCGCCTCGCATTGGTTGCTGTGGCGCTTCTGCTTTGCGGTTGCGCGGGTATGAAGCTCGGCGGGGGCTACCGCTTCGATACGAAAGAGTTTTTTCTGCAAATCGAGAAGCCGCTTGAGCCTTCGCTGAAGAAGTGAACATCCTTTCATGGTTCCAAAAACTCTGGCGCAAGCCATCAAACGCTGGCCGACCGCCGACCTCGCAGAACTCTTCCTCCTCGTTAAGCTCCAACTCGACAAGCGAGCCGCGCACCACTCCGAAGGCGGCGGCATACAAGCCGAAGTCGCTAGGCGCAAGAAAGTATCCCGAAAAGCTGCTTAACACGCCGAACGTCTCGCGTGGGCGGCGGATCACGCCAAAGGCTGTAGTGCTGCACCATACGGCGGGGAGCTACGCTGGGTCAGTAGCATGGTGCATGAACCCGGCGAGCAAGGTCAGCTACCACTGCATCGTCGCCAAAGACGGACGGCGCTCCACCTTGGCCGATCCAGACGAGCGCACATGGCACGCGGGCGTTTCGTCATGGCGTGGCAAGCGTGACTTGAATAGCTGGAGCATTGGCGCTGCCTTCGAGGGCGACACCTACAAACGGCAACTGAACGAGGACGAGATGGCCTCGATGTGCGAATACCTTGAGCCGTTAATGCGGCTGTATCGGCTCACCATTGATGACGTTACGGATCACCGCACCGTTTCGCCCCGGCGAAAAGACGATTTGAACCCGACCGAGTTTGCGCGGTTCAAAAAGTATCTGGCTGCGCGGATGGCCTAACTTTGGCGGGGCGCCGTAGAGAGCACCGTATGGTGTATCGAGTCGCGGCCCGATGCGGGTTCAATGCCCGGCCCCGCCCCAATGTCGATGCCATCGACACATCCCGGCAACGTGTCGAAAAAACAGTCATTCGTATGCACATGGCAGGCGATGTGGATAAAAAGGGCCACAGATAACAAAAAGTGATGCGTCTTTGTGACGATCGTTAGGCACTAACCCGGCTACGGCATAGCGATTGAAACAAGATCGGGTATGCAAGGAGGGGGGCGATTTGCCACCGCCCCTAACCCGCCACTAAAGACGCTTCCGCAGATAAACCGAACTGCTCCCAGCCCACCTGTCGGCAGGGCGATAAAACTTGTATCCGCACGCGATGAGCGAGTTCAGCGACGGGCAGTTCCAGTGGGCAACGTAAGTGATGATTTCTTTGATGCCGAGCGCCTTGGCTTCGGCTTCCCGCACTCGGATCAAACGCTTTTGCAATCCGCGCCCGCGATGCTCCGCAAGCACCCCGGCCCGCGACAGAAACGCCAACCCCTTGTTCTCGCGCCATTGGCAGGGACGCAGGCCAGCGTATGCCACAGGCTCTTTACCGCGCCAGACAACCCACCACAGCGAGTTTTCCAGAGCGGGGCGGTGATCACTCGGAAAACACACCTCATCCAGCGGCAGCACCGCCAGAGGCGTATCGGCGCGCTGGATGCGGTAGGTCATTTCGGTCGGTAGTGCGGCACCGGGCGAGTGACCGCGCCTGTGGTCACGCGGAATTTCTGCACCTCGCAGCGGCCAGCCGCTACGGCATCGGCGAGCAGGCGGGCCATCGTGGGGCGCGTCTTGCCGAGCTTGTCGGCCAACGTCTTCGTGGTGAACCAGCCGGGCGGCACAACGTCCGTGACGGCAGGCGAGGCGAGGGCCGCGCACCACTTGGCGAGATCGGGATCGAGGGATGGGGGCAAATTGCCTCCACCCTTTGTGGTCGAGGGCCGCGACTTCATAAAGGGAGCCTGTAATGGGGGGAAAGGGTGACGAGGTTAACCGTGCAGGCTTGATCGTTGTATTCACCGAACGCAAATCCGTGAGCCCATCCCAACGTGGCGCGGCGGGATTTTGCAGACCCGACAGTCAGATCAACGCCGCAGCCGATATTGTAACCGACAACGGGGCGCTGGCATCGGCCCGCCTCTTGCATCACGCGATGCGTATGCCCGAACACGCAATTCATACCAAGTGCTTCGGCGTGATCGCGGGCCGCGCTGACGTTGTAGAGGACGCCATGCAGAAACAGCGTATCTCCCAACTGCGTGCAAGCCTCCGGGCGCAGGCCAGCATACGGAACAACATTGGCGCGCATTTCCTTGGCAGCGTCTTCAATCCGCCCAAGGACTTGCCCAGCGGCGTAGCTGACTACCGCATTGCCGCTATGTGCGAGGCCGCAAAGCCTGTCCTCGTGATTGCCAAAATGAATCGTGGTCGGCTCAAGCTCTCGCAGGAATGACAGCCCCGCGAGGAGATCGTCGGCCATGCTTTCAGCGCGGTCGGGGTCATCGGGGTCACGCCTTGCCCCGGCACGAAGCGCGGCCATGTCGGTAAAGTCGCCGAGATGCAGGACGGTTGCGGGCTTGTATGCCTCGCGGAATTTGAGCATTGCCCCGGTAGCCCTTGAGTCGGCTAAATGTCCGTGAGTGCAGGACACGGCCATCCACTTTTTCCAACGTCGAGTGATCGCCGCCATTGAAGGCGCGGATTA